GTAACTTCATGGCGGCCGCAGCCCACAACCCTGCTTTCGCTAAAAAAGTAGGTATTCCAGCTAAGGTAGCTAAAGAATTTAATCAAGCCGATAAAGGCAAAAAATTTGTAGGAGGCGGTATGGCTAAAGAAAACAGTAAAATGGATATGGCACAAGACAAAAAGATGGCTAAAAAAGCTATCGGCATGCACGACAAACAATTGCACGGGGGTAAAAAAACCGATTTAACAAAGCTTAAATCAGGCGGCTGCGCTAAGTTGGTTCGTGGTGGCGGTATTGAATCTAAAGGTAAAACAAAAGGAAGGATGTTATAATGGCTTACAAATCAGGCGCCGACGGCGTAGCAAAAAAAGGTAAAACTGTTGGTAAAAACCTAGGTAACTCAGGTCCTTCAGTTGGTATTGAAAACGGTCCTAAATCTTCAGGCAGCAAAGGCGGTAAAACCAATGCAGACATGAAGAAAATGGGTCGTGGCTTAGCTAAAATCGCAGCACAGAAAAAGGGTTAATATCATGGATACTTCAAAAGCTAAAAAACTTATGCCAAAAGGCATCCCTGCATTAAAACCAAAAGCTAAAAAAGTAATGCCTATGACTATGGATGAGGATGAAGATTATATGTCACCCGACATGGTAGATAGAAAACAAGACATGCGAAATCAAAAAGCGGCAGAGAATTACGAAGCAACTAAAACCTATAAAAAAGGCGGTTCTGTAGGTTCTGCTTCTAAACGCGCTGATGGCTGCGCAGTTCGTGGTAAAACTAAAGGAAGGATGATTTAATCATGGGTATGATGTCAAACATAGCAGCAAAAATAAAGCCTGCATTACAGCAAGCACAAGCAAATAAAGGTTCAGGTTTTATGGGTGCGGCACGAGATGCGATAAACCAAATAAAAGCTAATCCTCCAACTCCAGCGGCTAAGGGTTCAGGTTTTGCGCGGGCGGCTGCTAACGCTATAAAAGCTAATAGACCAATGAAAAAAGGCGGTTCTGTAGGTTCTGCTTCTAAACGTGCTGATGGCTGCTGTGTTAAAGGTAAAACTCGCGGTAAGATGTTGTAAGGGGAATATTATGATGGCTTCTAGGGGCATGGGCGCAATTAGGCCCTCTAAAATACCAAAGGGTATTAAGAAACAGCGTAGAGACAATACCGATTTCACCGAGTATAAAAAAGGTGGAGACGTCAGTATCCCTAAGATGCCAAAAGGTGTAAAAGCAAAACGTGAAGGCAAAAGGCAAGCAGTTTGTATCTCAACCTGCTAAGATTAAGAGTAAGGTTAAACCTTATAGGAAAATAGCATGATGCACTTATTCAGTATCGGAATGATTTGTGGATTTGCAGTAGGGGCTCAATACGAGCTAATTGAAGATGACCATTATGTTATTGTTAGCCTAGGCATAGTTGAAGTAGTATTTATTTGGTAAAAACATATGACCACGTCAAACACCACAGCATTTAATTTAGAGTTTACTGAGATAGCAGAAGAAGCGTGGGAGAGAGCTGGGCGTGAGATGCGTTCTGGATATGACTTACGTACTGCACGTCGTTCAATGAACTTAATGACCATAGAGTGGCAAAACCGTGGCATTAACATGTGGACTATCGAAGAAGGCACTATTAACTTACTTCAGGGCGTAGCTACATACGATTTGCCCTCAGATACTATAGACCTACTAGAACATGTAATTCGTACTGGTTCGGGTAATGCCTCAACACAATCAGATTTAACTATCTCCCGTATAAGCGTATCAACGTATGCAAGTATACCGGCTAAACTAAATCAAGGCCGCCCAATACAAATATGGATACAACGCCTGCGAGATAACCCAAAAGTAACATTATGGCCTGTACCGAATCAAGGTACCGTATTGCAACCATACTATGTGTTAAAATATTGGCGTTTACGTAGGCTACAAGACGCGGGTTCAGGTGTAGAAACTCCTGATGTTAGCTTTAGATTTTTACCTGCTCTTACAGCAGGGCTTGCGTACCACATTGCAGCTAAAGTGCCGGAACTAGCCGACAGGGTGCCTATGTTAAAACAAATGTACGATGAGCAGTTTGACTTAGCTGCAGGGGAAGATAGAGAAAAGGCAGCTATTAGGTTTGTGCCCCGCATTTCAAGTAAATACTAATTATGGGTAATAGATACGCAACAGGTAATAAGGCAATATCGGAGTGTGACCGTTGTGGGTTCCGATATAAACTACGTGAGTTACGTAACCTTGTTATTAAAGACCACGACGTAAACATTAAGGTGTGCCCAGAGTGCTGGGAAATGGACCACCCGCAGCTTAAATTAGGTACGTTCCCAGTGGACGACCCACAAGCGATTAGAAACCCCCGCCCAGACTTTACTGGGTACGCACAAAGCAGGGCATGGCTAGTACCACCGTTGGGTGTAACAGGTACTGGGTTTATTGGAAATGTAGTAATAGTAACATCATAGGGAGTATAAAATGGCGCAAGACCCGAATAAATTAAAAGCACAACAAATTAAACCCGGTATGGAAGCAATGCGAGTAAGCGTTGGCGACCCCGGCAAAGAAAACATTAAAACCACAGGTATTGTACAACGTGGTGCAGGTGCAGCAACTAAAGGTAAGACAGCCCGCGGTCCAATGGCTTAAGAGGTATTAAATGAACTACGCCGATTTATGTACCAATATACAAAACATATGTGAAAATACATTCACAGCGCAAGAACTTGCTATGTTTACGGAACAGGCTGAGCAGAAGATATATAACACTGTTCAAATACCTGCAATCCGTAAAAATGTAACCGGTAACATGACTATAGGCAACAAATATGTAGGATGTCCGTCTGACTTTTTGTATTCGTACTCGTTAGCTGTTATTGATGACCTAGGTAATTACTTATATCTTATTAATAAAGATGTAAACTTTATGCGGGAAGCATATCCTAAAAGTAGCACCGCTGCTGGTGAGCCTAAATATTACGCATATTTTGATAATAATTCGTTTATAGTTGGACCTACACCGGATAAAGCGTATGGGGTAGAACTTCATTACGGATATTATCCAGAGTCTATTGTTACAGCGGGTACTACTTGGTTAGGTGATGAGTTTGACTCTGCGCTATTAAACGGGGCACTCGTCGAAGCTATTCGATTTATGAAGGGGGAAGCCGATTTGGTTCAACAATATCAGCAACTATATGTACAAGCTATTGGTTTACTAAAACAACTTGGTGATGGTAAACTACGTGAAGATGCGTACCGTTCTGGACAATATAGACAAGCAGTAAGTTAATTTAGGGGGTTAAAATGGCAATTTCACAAGCAATGTGCACTAGCTTTAAAGTTCAATTATTGAGCGGTGCACAAAATTTCAACACAGGTACAACAAAGGTTTATAAAATCGCATTGTATACCTCAACGGCAACACTCAGTGCAGCTACTACAGCATACTCATCTACAAACGAAGTAGTGGGTACAGGGTATACAGCTACAGGTGAGACTTTAGTAGTATCACAAATCCCAACCTCAACAGGTACTACAGCGTTTATTGATTTTAGTGATGTAACATGGACTTCAGCGACAATTACTGCTCGCGGTGCATTAATATACAATAGCACTGACAATACTGCAGTAGCCGTATTAGATTTTGGGGCGGATAAAACTTCTACAGCGGGTGATTTTACAATTATATTCCCTGCAGCAGACGCCTCTAACGCTATCATCCGTATTGCTTAGTCTAAGGCTAGGTAAAGTGTGGCGTCTACTAATGACTACATAGGTTGGGGTTCCGGCCCGTACAGCAGAGGCAGCTGGGGGCTAGACTTACTTGAAGAATATGTAGATGGGTTATCGGCTACCGCTGAATTAGGTAGCGTAACAGTAGATGCAAAAGCAGTTGTTAATGTTACTGGAGTTCAGGGCACCACTGCATTAGGCGTAACAACCGAAACCGCAGCAGCGAATGTCTTTGTAACTGGCATCAGTGGAACTGGGTTTTTAGGTAATGTAAGTGTTATTGGTATAGCTAATGTGTATCCTACAGGGGTACAAGGCACAACAGCATTAGGTAGTGTAGCAGTAGAAGCAAAAGCAGTTGTAAATGTAACAGGGCTAGCGGCCACAGCGTATCTAGGAACCACTACCCAAACAGCAACAGCTAACGTGTACCCAATTGGGGTACAGGGCACAACTGCATTAGGTACTGTAAATGTAGAAGCAAAAGCGGTTGTTGATGTTACTGGGGTTGTAGGCACAACGGCACTAGGTAGTGTAGTAGTAGCAGCTAAAGGCAATGTATATGTACTAGGAGTTCAAGGTACAACAGCTTTAGGGAGTACTACCGAAATTGCTAAGGCTGTAGTTAATGTTACTGGGGTTCAAGGTACAACAGCACTTGGTAATGTAACTGCTAAAACTGTAAACTATATAAATGTAACTGGGGTTCAAGCAACTGGGGCAATTGGTACTGTATCAACAACAAGTGCTGCAAATGTGTACCCAATAGGCGTTGTAGGAACTGGAGTAGTAGCAAGTGTATTAGTTTGGGGTCAAATAAACGACGACCAAAACCCCAATTGGGTAAATGTAGTTGATACACAATCAGCTGGGTGGGTAAATATAAACGATAGTCAAAACCCTAATTGGGTAAAGGTAGCAGCATGATAATAGACGCTAAAAAAGTTGGCAACGACATAGAGCCAAAACATGAAATCAGATTACAATGTAAAAGTTGTGGGATGGAAGTAGACGCTGCGGAATATACTAGTGGCACATGTACCGATTGCGGGGCTCCTTGGGATGAAATTAGGCACGTAGCAATACACGTAACAAGTGTTCCAATGTCCGGACAAACAATGTAAAATTAGGTAACTAATAAGGAACTAACCATGGCAAGTACATATTCAGATTTAAAGATTGAACTTATTGGTACTGGTGACCAATCGGGCACTTGGGGTGCTACAACAAACACTAACTTAGGCACTGCGTTAGAGGAAGCCATTGTAGGTAGAGCAACTGCTAACTTTACATCTGACGCTAACTTAACCATTACATTATCTAATGTAAACACCACACAAGTTGCACGTAACTATATACTAAATGTTACCTCTGCCGTAGCCCTTACAGTAACTCGAAGCTTAATAGTTCCTACTATAGATAAACCATACATCATTGAGAACAATACTACTGGTGGTCAGAGCATTCTAGTTAAAACATCTGCGGGTACAGGCATTACAGTACCTACGGGCAAAACAGTAATGGTTTATGCTAATGGCACTAATGTTGTCCAAGCGTTTGACTATGTACCTTCTGTTACGGTCGGTACTGTAAATATTACATCCTTAACCGCAGGGTCTATTACTGATTCCGGTTTAACTGCAGGTCGTGTTACTTATGCCGGAACTGCTGGCCTATTAGCTGATAGCGCAAGTTTAACTTTTGATGGCACGATATTATCTACTACAACAGTAGATGCCACTAACTTAGAAGTAACAAACATAAAAGCTAAAGATGGTACGGCAGCGGGTTCTATTGCGAACAGCACAGGTGTGGTTACTATAGCTAGTTCAGTATTAACAACAACAGATATTAACGGTGGGACAATTGACGCAACTGCAATTGGGGGTAGTACTCCAGCAGCGGGCGCATTTACATCAGGTTCTTTCAGCACTACATTAGGTGTTACAGGTGTTGCCACATTAACTGCCCAGCCTATCCTTAGCTCATTAACAGCATCAAGCGCTGTAGCTACAGATGCAAGTAAAGGTTTGGTATCAGTTACTAATACAGGTACAGGCAATAACGTATTAGCAACATCACCAACAATAACAGGCGCCACATTAACTACGGCAGCACTTAACGGTACTCTAGGTGCTACAACTCCATCTACGGTGGCTGCTACTACTATTAGCGGTACAACAGGTACGTTTTCAGGGGCAGTAGGAACATCAGCAACAGGGGCAATTGTAGCCCCTGCAGGAACAACAGCGGAACGACCTACAGCTGCTAGCGGTATGTTTAGGTTGAACACATCTACTATAGCATTTGAGGGGTATAATGGTACGGCATGGGGTTCAATCGGGGGTGGTGCAACAGGTGCAGGTGGTGACCAAGTGTTCCAAGAGAACCAACTAATTGTTACCACAAGCTACACATTGTCTACAGGCAAGTCTGCCATGAGCGTTGGACCTATCACAATTTCGGCGGGCGTGGTGGTTACTGTGCCAAGTGGCTACTCTTGGGCGATTTTATAAGGAAATTATTATGGCAGTTACATTAAATGCGAGTCTTTCAACAGGTCTAGTCCAGACCGCAGACACATCGGGCAACTTAAACCTACAAAGCGGTGGCACAACCATTGTTGCTATTACGTCATCGGGTGCTGCTATTACGGGGGCGGTTACAGGGCTAACAGACCTAACAACCACAGGCAACACTATCTTAGGCAATGCCTCTACCGACACGCTAAATGTAGGCAACGGTGGACTGATTAAAGACGCTAGTGGTAATGTGGGGGTTGGTACTGCTAGTCCATCCGTTAAGTTTCATGTTTTAGGATTACCTACTGCCACTGGTAGCGCAAGATACGGTAGTATATTTGATGAAAACCAAGCAGCATCATCAGGTAGAGGTGGTGGTATAGCTTTTGCACAACAAGGTAGTATCTTAGGAGGTATCTACTCTTCAGAAACAGGTGCAAGTGCGGCTACCGCTGAAATGATTTTCAGCACCGTTAGTAGTAGCACCGTAGGTGAACGTATGAAAATAGATGGTAGTGCACTTACACTATCAGCTTTACGTATTGTAATAAAAGGTGCTTCAGGTGTCCCTGCACCTATAAATGATGGTGATGGTAATGTGGGCACATCTGCTCAATATGGCCTTACGCTAATTGGAAAAGGGTCGTCGTATGACATTTGTTTTTTCAATAAGGTCGGTAATATTGCTGGCTATGTTGCAACAGGCGCAACTACCATTACAACATCATCTGATGAACGTTTAAAAGAAAACTTTATTCCGATTACTGATGCTGTTAAGACAATAGCCAAACTTAGAAAACTAACAGGTAACTACAAATCTAATCCTACAAAAAACGTAGCTTTCTTTATTGCCCAAGATATGAAAGAAGCGTTCCCACAGGCATTTGTAGATGCTAACCCTGACGAGTTTGGTGTTGATTATAACTGGACAATTCCATTAGTGGCTGCTGGTATAGATGAACTTTCAGCGCAAATCCAAGAACAACAAGCACTCATTATCAACCTAACCTCAAGATTAGAAGCACTAGAGGCTAAGTAATGGAAAAGTTACTCAAAGGAACAAAATAATGGCAGACCCAAAGATAGTAACGATAGACGGTGTTGAGTATGACGCTAACAGCTTTAACGAGCAACAAGGTGCGTTGTTCAACCATTGCCTAGACCTAGAGCAGAAGATAGGCAGTACCAACTTTCAACTACAGCAACTGAACGTGGCTAAAGATGCCTTCATCAAGCTGTTAAAAGAAGCATTAGTAGAAAAGGAATAACATTATGCCATTAGTCATCGCAGGTGCAACAAGCGGAAGTACGACGGTACAAGCCACAGACGCAGTCACGGCAACCATCACGTTACCAAGTGCTACGGGTACGGTTCAGTTAAGTGGGGCAGCAGCATCGTTTACTACTTTAAATGTCGGTAGCGCAAGTGGTGGAGGTGTTTTATCCGTAAAAGGAGGAACTAACGCTAACTTTAACATTAACTCGTCTGGTACAGGAGTTCAATTATACGCAGTTAATGACGCAAATAATTCGGCGGTTGATTTTACATATAATGGGCTTACCCATATTTTTGTCGCTAGCTCAGTAACTGCAATGACACTAAATACTAGTGGTGGGATTAAAACTCTAAACACCATCTCCGTAGGCAACGCAACACCTTCCACCTCAGGCGCAGGTATCACCTTCCCTGCCACACAATCTGCCAGTACAGATGCTAATACGCTAGATGATTATGAGGAAGGTACTTGGACGCCTGTAATTGGTGGCGATGGTGGAGCTACTGGGCAAACATATACAGTTCAAAAGGGAATCTACACAAAAATAGGAAGAAATGTCACTATTTCAGGATATATTACATTAACAAACAAGGGAACATTTAGTGGCATCACCTATACTTGTATTACTGGTTTGCCATTTACAGGTTTAGCCTATGATTATGCTGTAAATATAAATTACTATTTAAATTTAGGCGGAAATATTGTGCAATGCACAGGTTATATTGCTAGTAGTGGTTTAACAATTTATTTGTGTGCAAATACTGCAGCAAGTGCAAATTTACAAGCTACTGGATTTCCTCAATCGTACATAACCAATTCAACCACAATTGAATTTACTGCCACTTATTTTACAGCTTAACTACACCATATTAGTGTAGTCGGACACAAAGGAGAAACACAAATGGCACTTACAGAAGAAAAAGTAATAGATACAATCACAGTAACAGAGAACGGCACTATCCTCTACCGTGAAGCTACTCGTATTTTAAAAGATGGTGAGCAGATAGCACAAACCTATCACCGTTCTAGTCTAGCCCCAGCGAGTGACTTAACAGACGTACCTGCTAACGTAGTGGCAATAGCTAATGCAGCTTGGACGAAAGATGTAGTAACAGCTTATCAAGAACAGGTAGCGAAAGTAGGAGTTTAATATGGCAATCGAACTCAACGGCACAACGGGCATCACCACTCCGGGTCTTACCAACACAGGTACAGAGACCATCGTAAACCTCACCACTACAGGCAACACCATACTCGGTGACGCAAGCACAGACACCCTAAACGTAGGCAACGGCGGGCTGGTCAAGGACGCATCAGGCAACGTGGGTGTAGGTGTAACTCCTAGTGCTTGGAGAAACGACTCAAAAGCGATACAAGTTGGATATGCTGGTTCTATTGCTGCCAAAACAGGTACAGAGTTAGTTTATTTATCTTCTAACTTTTATGAAGATGGAACAGGAATAGATAGATACATAAATACAGCTTATGCATCACAGTATTATCAAGTATCAGGAACACACGTTTGGCGTACAGCACCATCAGGCACAGCAGGAAACGCTATTACATGGACCCAAGCAATGACACTAAATGCTAGTGGGAACTTAGGTATAGGTGTAACTCCTAGAGCATGGACAAGTGCTAGTGGATTTAGGGCAATTGATTTTACGTATGGGTCAGTCTATAACGCTACTAATACTATGGGTATGACTCAAAATGCTTATTACAATGGAACTAATTTCATTTATAACCAAACATCATTAGCCTCGTATTACTATCAAAATGGTGGTACACATAACTGGTACACAGCCCCATCAGGTACAGCAGGTAACGCTATAACATTCACAGCAGGAATGGCATTAGATGCACAACGTAGACTTTCTGTTGTGTCACAAGGTAACGGATACAACCCAATTGCTGTAACTGCTGGAACAAGGTTTAATGCTATATTTGCATCATCAAATAATGGGCTATCTACTGCAAGCTATGGGGGCGCAAATACAGCAGATACAGCGTTATACATGGGTAAAGATGGCACAACAAACCGCTCTATAAATGCTGGTGGTACTGTTAATGCTAGTGGTGCTGACTATGCTGAGTATATGACTAAAGTTAATGACTTTGCTTTAGCTAAAGGCGGTGTAGTAGGTATTGATGCTAACGGTAAATTGACCAATGTATATGCAGATGCAGTTTCATTTGTAGTTAAATCCACAGACCCATCTTATGTTGGTGGTGACACTTGGGGTTCAGCAGAAGCTATTAATTTAATAATCCCTGAACGACCAGTTCGTGCAGAGGATGATACAGATGAAACCTTTGCTGATAAAGAAGCGCAGTACACAGCAGACAAAGCAATCTTTGATGAGGCACTAGAAGCTGCTAGGCAATTAGTAGACCGTATAGCATTTGCTGGTCAAGTGCCTGTTAATGTATTAGGTGCAACAGCAGGTCAATATATTATCCCTGTAAACGACAACGGTGCAATTAAAGGCGAAGCGGTATCAAGCCCAACCTTTGAGCAGTATCAAGCAGCGGTAGGTAAAGTCATTGCGATTGAAGCTGATGGTCGTGCAAGAATAATTGTGAAGGTCGCATAATGGAAAACCTGATAGCTAAAGTAAACGCTTTTTTGAGCCAGTTCTGCATCGTGTGCAAAGTGCCTTGTGACAAGCAAATGCATTTCCTATCAGGTTTCATCATAGCAGCATTGCTTACACCGTTTATTGGGGCTTACTCCATCCTAGTGGTGGCTGTAATTGCAGCCTTAAAAGAGATATACGATGCCCGTCATCCTGACAAGCACACA